AAAAAAAAAAAAAAAAAAATAATAATAATAATAATAATAATAATAATAATAATAATAATAATAATAATAATAATAATAATAATAATAATAATAATAATAATAATAATAATCAAAGCAATAGCGATAGTGATAGTGATAGCGATAGTGATAATTATAGTGAAAGTGATAGTAATGATGAAAGTGAAAGCAACAAAGATGCAAAAAGCAATAGTTCAACTTATAGATTATCCCAAAGCGATAAAATTATAGTTTTAACTGAATCAGAAAGTGATAATTAATTTATTAAAATCATTTTCGATAAATTCTTTAATATTTTTTTTTTCATATTCTGTTTGTTTTTTATTAATTATTTTTTTTTCTTTAATTCTATCTTTTTTAATTACTTTATATTGTTTAATTTCAGTTTGAAAATTTCGCATTTTGCCTTTTAAAATGTCATAATTCTTTTCAACATAAGTTAATAAATCATACGTAAATAACCATTTAAAAAAATTTAATTGGCATAATGTTGTTTCAATACATTTTTCAGAATTATTTTTATCATAACAATAATCAAATCTTTTGCCTCTTCTAAATGGATCAAAATATTTTTTTGAAAATGTATCTAACTGAGCTTTATAACTTATTTTAATATCAAATAATTCTGTTTTGCCTCCGTCTTCAGTTTCTATTTCTATTTCAATTGGACATAATGATTCATTCTGCTGTGATGCAAACCATGTGAGCATACGTAAAGATAATGAATCATCATTCTTTTTTTTTGAAATAATATTTATCATTTTCTCTATAATTTTTTCGTCACAATTTTTAAAAAATTTATCAATAATTACATAATAAGAACGTTCTTGAGCAGTTTTAACTGCTTCTTTTAATGGCATCTTATCTGTTTTTAATGGTCTCTTTTTTTTCTCTCGTGATGCAGTAGCATTTAAACTTAAACTTTCATCATCACTTAATTGACTATCAATTATACTGTCACTGTAAGTTGTATTTTCAGACATTTATATTTAATATTTTAATGCGTTTAAGTTTTATATTTATAAAAAATTGAATTTTAAATATATAATAATATATTATTTATATTATTAAATTTAAAATGAATTACGGCAATGAATGTTTTATTATTTATGATAAATATGGCGGAGAATCACATTCTTTTAATAATCCATTGACTAAACAATACACTGTAAAATATTTATTTGAAAATATTAAGAATGAATATATAACTGGTCATGAAGCAATTAATAAATATAATGAAATTTTTAAAAATAGTATCATGAAAATAACACATGAAATAAATTTTAATATTTTAAATATTCATTTGTTCAATTTTAAAAATGCTGAAAATTGTTCAATCATTATTTTAATTGTTAGTGTTATGCTTGACAAATTAAAAGAATATTATAATGTTCATAAAATAATACCATCTTTTGAGTTTGTTATTGCTTCGTGTAAATATCATGCAGAATATTCAAATGATTTTCACAAAATCACAAATAGTGCAGATTTAATTCAAAATATAATTAAAAAAGTTATGATACAAAATAGTGAAATATTAGAGAAAACAATCGATGAACCGCCATTTATTAATCCGGAAACGCCATTAAGAGATTATCAAAAAAAGTCAATAAAATGGATGTATGATATTGAAACAAGTGAAAAAAAACTGCATTATGGTATTAATAATTTATATGAATTAGAAATTGGAGAATTAATATATGATCCATTTTCACGAAAAACAATGTTTAAAAATGAAAGAGACTTTATACAATTTAAAGGTGGTGCTTTAATTGATGAAATTGGTAACGGTAAAACAATACAAATGCTATCATTATCGTTACTTAATAGACCGAATAATATAGAACTAATAAATAATAATAAAATGATGTTAAATTCACGAGCTACATTAGTTATATGCCCAAGCCATTTATGTCCTCAATGGGGGCGCGAAATATCAAATATGATTATATTAAAAGATTTAAAAATAATAAATATTTTAACTAAAAAAGATTTTGAAAAATATACTTATTTAGATATTATAGAAGCTGATTTTATTTTTCTTTCATATAGTTTTATTGGTAATAGTGCTTTTACTGGAAAATATGTACCTCAAATATCGTCATCTGCATCTTATCATAAATCATTATCACAATGGTCAAATGAAGCAGTGAAAAATGTTTTTGATGCAATGAGAAAAGAATTAATCAAGAATCCATTAAAATTATTTGACACTAATGTATTACTACCATTAATTAATTTTCATCGAATTATTGTTGATGAATTTCATGAAGTATATACTATAAGTAAATATTCTTATGTTGAAAATTTAATGCCTCATTTTGAAGGTGATTATAAATGGATTGTTTCTGGAACGCCATTTGACAAGGGCTCGCAATGTTTTAATAAAATGATAGATTTTGTTATGAAACCCACAAATATAAAAGTCGATATATTACAAAATAGAGAAATAAGAGAATATATTGAAAATAATTTTTTTAGAAGAAATTTAAAAGATTTTACATTGCCCGAATTAGCAGAAAAAATAGTTTGGTTAAAATTTTCACAAACTGAAAGAATGATGTATAATGCTTATTTAGCAAATCCAAATGTTGATAAATTTTCAGTTATTGTTAGACAAATTTGCTGTCATCCAAAAATTGCTGAAGAAATTAAAGATGTTTTAGACTCATCTAATTCTTTGGCAGATATTGAAAAATCAATGGTTTCACATTACAAAAAAGAATATGAAAAAGCTAATAATGATATTACTAAAACTAAGCAAAGTATTGAAAATACTGAAATAAATATTATTATAGCAACTTTTAGAAGACAAAAGCGATTATTAAAGCAAATGGGATACAAAGTTATTATTGAATATCCTGAATATATTAAAAAAATACAAGAAAAAAATAAAAATATAGATAAAGAAAAAGAAGAATTAAGTGAAGAGAGTGATTCAAATAATTCAAGTGATAATGATGATGATAATAACAAAAATAAGAAAAAAATAATTGTTAATGATAGTAATCAAAAAGAAATTAATAATATTTTAATTCATAAATTACAAAGTTCAGTCTCAATAACTTTGAATAATCTTAATGATACATTAAAAGCACAAAATGAAAAATTAAAAGAATATCAAAAAATTTGTGAAGGTAAAAAAGCATCTTATGATTTTTTTAATAATATGTTAGAAAGAATTAAAAAAGCAACTGAAAAAGCAAAATTAAAAGCATTAGAAAATAAAGAAAATAATGAAGAGAACGAAGATAATGAAGATAACGATAATGAAGATAATTGTGCAATCTGTTTATGTGAAATAACTGGTGACAATGTTGGTGTTACTAAATGCGGACATATATATTGTTATGAATGTATTATAACATCACTAAAAGCAATACATAAATGCCCATTATGTAATAAACCGCAATATGAAAAAGATATAGCAAGAATATCTTATGAAAAACCGCAAATAACATTAAGTAATAAACATATTATTAAAAATAAATTAGATTTAATAAATAGCGTTGGAACAAAATTAACAAATTTAATATATTATTTAAATTCGATTGACGATAATGTCGTTTTATTTTCTCAATGGGATAGCCTTTTAAAAAAAGTGGGTGCGGTTTTAGATACTCATGGAATTAAAAATGTTTTTTGTTGCGGCAATGTATTTATTCGCGATAAAGCAATAAGAGAATTTAATGAAAATACAAATATTAAAGTTATCATGCTTTCTTCTGAGTCATCCGCATCTGGCATTAATTTAACAAAAGCAAGTAAAGTTATTTTACTCGAACCTGTTTCTGGAGATTATGAATTTAGAAAAAATACTGAATGGCAATCAATTGGACGAGTATATAGATTAGGACAAACTAAAAAAGTAGAAATTATAAGATTTATTATCAAAGATACGGTGGAAGAAGAAATATATAATCTAAATAAAAAAGCAGATACAAATGTTAAGAATAAACTTAACATTAGTTTTGTTAGTGATGAAACTATAACTTTAACTGATGAAAAATTAACAAAATTAGAAAACGCAATTATTACACGCACACGAGAAAAAGAACAAATTGCAAGTAAAAAGAAAATAATTAGTGCTAAAAAAATTTAATTTATTTAATATATTTTTCTAAGACAATTAATTATCTTAAAAAAATATATTAGATGATGTATCAATTAATATATTTTTCTAAGATAATTAATTGTTGCATCATCTAATATAACTTTTTTATTATGATAATTATTACAATTATTTTTTGTATTTTGTAATAATATATTATCAATTTCTACTAATTGTGTATCAGGATTTATTCGTAATAATTTTTTATCAAATAATTTATGTAATTCTGAACTTAATACTAATCCATTATTAACATCATATTTTTCAAATTCATTTGCTTTACAAAATGGAATAATATGTGCTATTTCACACATCATAATATCATTGTTTGAAATAATACATTTATTATTATATTTTGCACTAACGTCATTTCTAAATTGTCTATCATTTCTTATAACATTATTTTTATTATTATTTTGATGTATATATTTTTTATTTGAATAAAATATATATTCTATTAATTCTTTGTCATATTGTTCTAATAATTTATTATATTTTTCAGCATATATTTCGTGTGTATGTTCATCTAATGCCGGTAAAATAAGTAATTCATTTATTAATTTATGAAAAATATTCATGTTCATTGTTAATTGTAATTAAATATATATATTGTTATATTTTTAATCAATAAAAATTGATATTTTAATATTTTATTAGACATTTTATTATAATTTAATAAAATGTCTGATTATGATTTAAGTGATAGTGAAAAAGAATCTAATAAAAGTAATGATGAAAATATAAGTGCTGAAGAAAATAAAAGTGATAATGAAAATAAAAGTGACAATGAAAAATATTCTAAAAACAAATTTAGTAAAAATAGAATTATCAAAAATAAAAGTGAAAATAAAAGTGAAAGTGACAATGAAAACGAAAGTGACAATGATAATAAAAGTGACAATGAAAAATATTCTAAAAACAAATTTAGTAAAAATAGAATTATCAAAAATAAAAGTATAAAAAATTCTAAAAATAAATATTTCAAAAATAAAAGTGATGATGAAAGTGATAATGAAAAATATTCTAAAAAGAAAAAATATAATAGTGATAGTGATAATAATAGTGATAGTGATAGTGAAAGTAACAGTGAAAGTGACAGTGAAAGTGACAGTGACAGTGACAGTGATAATAAAAAAAATGAGGAATTTACAACACAAATAACATTAAAAGGAGTAAAAACATTTTATAATGAATTATTATTAGAGAATAAAGTTTTATTAACACCAGAATATCAGAGAGAATTAAGTTGGACATTTGATAAAATGATTAGTTTTATTGATACAATATATAGAGGATGGATAGTGCCCAATTTTGTGATTTATGAGATAGAAAAAGGATATAATAAACATGTAATAAAAAAAGATTATGATTATGAAATGTTAGATGGACAACATAGAACATTAGCAATTAAAATGTTTATAGAAGGCACTAATTATTATGCAGAAACTGATACTAAAATAAAAAAATATATTTATATTAAACATAAAAAAGAGCGAATTTATTATAATCTGTCTGAGAATCAATTAAAAAAATTATCAAAAACTAAAAATAGTTTAAACTTTAGAAATTTAACAAAAGAAGAGAGAAAAAAATTTGATAACTTTCAATTAACTTTACATTATATTAAATCAAAATCAAAAAAGGGATTATCAATGAAATTAAAATGTGAATTATTTAATAGATTACAAAATGGCGAAAAAGTAGAGTCTTATGTAAAAGTTAAAAATTTATGCAATAATCCAATAACTATATATATTCGAGCAACTAATTCATTAGCTAAATTAAGAGAATTAAATTTAATACAAAAAATTAATCTTAATAAAAAAACTAAATTAAAACACGATGAAAGTTTCTATTTATATTTTTTAATTAGATGTATTTTAATTGCTGATAAAAAAAATTTATCAATAAATTATTTAGATTTGAACATTGCTAAATATTTAGAACATAATTATAGTTCAATACAACTAAAAAATAATATTGAAAAATTATATGAAAAAATTATGATTTTTATAAATTGGTTTGTTAAAAATGAGAAAATTACAAATAAAATTATTCCTGAATTATGTTATATTTTATTATGCTTTTACATAAATTATGATATAAACAAAATTAATAAAATAATAAAATATATGTTTAATAAAGAAAAATATTATGAAAGTTATAATGATATTAAAAAATATAAGAAAATAATTATCGAAGAAAATGAAAATTATAAAAATAAAACTAATAATGAAAATTATAAAAATAAAATAACAAATGAGGAGCAAATGACTATAATGTATAATGAAATTGATAAACTTAATTTATAAAAAATTGAATTTTGAATATAATAATTATTATTTTATATTATTACTAATTTTAATTAAATCATGAATAATATTGATGATTTAATAAAAGAGTGTATGACAGAAATAAATGACATTTATAATAAAATAAATGAGGGTTATGAAAATAAAGACATTCTTGAATATCATGAAGAACATTCAATTAAAATGATAAAATATATAAAATCAAAAGATATTATTCATTTTATTTTTTGGTTTAATTTTATAAAATTACAAATAAATAATAATATATCAAAAGAACAAATTATTGATTTTCTAGCGAATGATCCATTAAATAATAAAGAAATCACAAATTATTATTTAGATAAAATATATAGTAATTTAATAAAATTAAATGATAATTTCAAAATAATTATAAGTAATAAAGAAAATTATATTTATACAGAAACAAATTTTAAATTAAATAATTCACAAATTCAAGTTAAAAATTATTTTACTAAAAATAAACTTACAAATGGCATAATATGTCATGCAACTGGCACTGGTAAAACTATTTGTGAATTTATAATTATGGGACAATTATTTAAACATAATAATAATAAAGTAATATTTTTATTATGTAATTTCAAAGATATTTTACATCAAACATTTTATAGTGATAATAATAATATTAATTATAACTTATTTCGTTTTCTAAAAAAAGAGCAATTATTTGATATTTGGAGTTGTGATATTTATGATATTTCAAATAATGATGAACGAAATAATATTATGAAAAATATATCATTTATCAATAATAAAATTAATAAAAATAAAATATTTTTAATAAATACTCAATACATAAATAATGAAAAAAGTTATAGATATAAAGATTTATTAATTCCGGATTTAATATTATTTGATGAATGTCATAATATTACAGGTGAGAAAACTTATGAAATGTTAGAATATTTCAGTAAAAAAGAAACTAAAATAATTGGACTTTCTGCAACACCAATACGAAACATAAAATTAGTTAGTAATTATGATAAAATCCAAAAAA